GCAGGCGGCGTATAGATGCAGTACCCCAGCCCCAAGGCGGCGGCCTTTGTCAGCACGATGCGCTGGTCGCCAGCAGATGCCGGGCCTATGTATACAAGCGCATTGCCGCTGCTATCTACAGGCCCCTCGCTGTAACCAAGGCCCAGAGCTTGGGCCTGCTTTTTCAGGCCCTGCCTGTCGCCGCTGGAGGCAGGGCCTATCTGCATCGTGATGTTAACCGGTGATAACGGCTGCTCCATTTCGCTTTCCTCCATTTCTCCATATGTGCCCACCGCGTTTTCAAAGCCCATGTACTGCACGGGGTTCAGCCCTCTGCCTGTGGATGTGGCCCGCACCTCAAAGTGGCAGTGCGCATAGGGCGGGTTGGCCAGCGCCGCATTGCCTGTGTTGCCCATCACGGCCAGCGCGTCGCCCGTTTTTACCCGCTGGCCCACCACTACAAGATTCTTTGCGTTGTGGCAGAAATATAAGTAATTCACGGCGTCCGGCGTCTGGTTCGCGTCCAGCTTCACGCACACATACCAGCCCCATTCCCATGTGGGGTTTCCGGTACTCTGCGCCACCCGCCGCGCCGTCACCACCGTGCCGGAAATGGCATGGCGCTCTGCGCCCAGCCCATAGCCGGGCATGCGGATGGTGGTGTCGTCCAGCCCCTCCACGTCCGCGCCGCCGTGCCACGTTTTGCCCCCGCCGCGCGTATAGCCCCAGCGGGCATAGCCGTAGCGGATGCGGTTGCGCCCGCGGAAGAGAAGCATTTCATCCTGTGCCATTTGTTTTTACCTCCTGCTTATTCCGTTACTTTTGTATAATAAACTGTTGCATATCCCTGTCGCCCTATTGCATATCCCTGTCGCCCTACAAGCGTTTGTGCGTTGGTTGCAATATTAAGGGTGTTTTTATGTGATGCGGCACGATTCCCAAAAACCGTAATTAAGTTACCGCCAGAGGCGGATGAGCCGTTAATGCCCGGAAAAAAACGAAAACTGCCGTCTTCTGATTCCACGAAAGCTTCAGCAAGGCAAGGAGATACATCAACCTGTGCTTCTAAGTCGACAAAAACACTGGTATTTATAGCGCTTATCGTAAACGGATATGTTCTTTTCCATATCTTTTTACCGTCAATCCAGTATTCGCCCGTCCACTGCTCTTCGGTGCTGTACGCCGGATGTATCACCTTATCTAGTGTCTGCCCGCTCTCCGGGTCATACACGGCGCTTGTCACACTGTGGGCATACTTTTTGCTCCCCGCAGCGTCACCAAGCCATGCGGTGCCTATTGTTTTTGCCATTATGTTGCCTCCTGCTTATTCCGTTACTTTTGTGTAATAAACTGTTACAAACCAATTCACCAAACTGGGAGTATCTCCACCTGTAAAAATCGCTTCCAGATTTTTAGTCGATAAATTGTAGCTTACTGCATTTACCCATATCCACGATGCTTCTAGTTGATTGTTGATAAATCCACCAGCAGGCGCAAATTGTGAAGTTAAAGTCGAATAAGAAAATTCACTTTTGATGATTCTGCTTATTTGGTCATTTTGTTCTAAAATAATTGTTCCGGCAGATAAACTCCCACCCGTGAATGTTTTTTTATAAATCTTTTTGCCGTCAACCCAATACTCACCTGTCCATTGTTCTTCGGTGCTGTAAGTTTGCTGCGCATCCAAAGTTACTTGCGCAACGAAATAATCTGCCGCATGTCCCTGCAATGTAGCCGCATCAATCGGCGTAGGCGGCAGGTTCTCACCGCTATCGGGGATGCAGGTAGCCATTTCCTCAGCAAGAGACTTTCCCGTTTCCGGGTTATATACTGCCTTGGTACAACTGTGCACATAGGCGTCTTGCCCGTCTGATGTCTGGCCCCATATCACTGGTATTGTGTCTGCCATTTAGGTCGCCTCCCCAAAAGTGATAGTTGCGTCAAGGTCGATGGCGCAAGCATCATTATTTATTGCGTCAGTAAAGCCGTCCTCTTTAGTTAATTTGAAGTAGATATACCCCTCTTTGATAAGCGATTCCACTTTCAGGCTCGAAATATCTGCTTTGTCATCGCTCGTTCCAAATAAGTATTTTCCACCTTGGCGTATGCGGCAGGAACCTGTTACCGATACGGCACTTGCAATAACTGGCTTCCACAGCGGAATATGAAAATATCCATTCCTTGCGTTTCCTGTAATAAACCCTCCGGTGTCAAAGCTGGAAAAAGAATAGCTATCCCCCGCCTTATATGGCATTACCGCTTGTGCGGCCAATGCCTCCAGCCCTGCCGCCGTTGCAAAATACTCCGCGTTATGTCCTTGCAGCGTGTCTGCGTTGATGGGTGCAGGTGGCTGTGCAGGGGTGCCGTCGTCTAGACGGTAACGCATCACATTGCTGGGCACGGTGCCACCGCCGCCACCGACAAAATACAGGTTGGTATCTGCCCACAGGCACATTACTTTAGCATTGGCCGCAAAAAAGGCATCCGGCAAAGGCTCCCCATTGGGAAGCATAGCAGCCACAGGGCGGCCCGCAATGCGGAACGTGTTGCCCTCTGCAAAAGCGGTATCTGGCACAATGACAAATTGATTCGCGCTTGGCAGCTCTATGTCAAAATAGTTTTGCTCTTTTGAGGCCGTCACAGTGGGCACGCTTTCGGACACCTTAGCAAAACGGGAATCCGCCTCTGTTTTGGTGTAATAATCGGACAGATTGATATTTCCATGCGTGTCTTTCCAATCGTTGCCGTCCACATCCCAAACCCAAATAGTGTCAGTGCTGCCGACGATTGCCCAGTTGCCAGCTTGTCCGGTAGGGTGTGCCGCCCTCAAGGCTTCCGGCGTCTCATACCAGCCCACGCCGCCCTGTGCTATCTGCTGGGCAATCTGTGCATAGTATTTGGCGTTGTCTGTGTCCTCGCCCTCTCGGCTCCCCGTGCCGCCTACAGCCCAGCTTTTGGCCAACTTGGCGCTGTTTGCGGCGGCCTGTGCCTGCTGCGGGGCGTCTTTGATGGCCTCAACGTTTTCCGATACGGCGTTGATAGCGTCAAGGTTATCTGTGACAACTTTCGCTGCGGCCTCTACCTCTGCGACAAGCTCCTGTATAGTCTTAAACTCGTCTGTGCTTTCTATAGCGTGTTCCGGCACGGGGTCTGATGCCACACAAATCACAAACGTGGCTGTAGAAAGGACGTTGCCGCCCTGCACTACCTCGATTTCTGCCGGGCATTCCCCTGCCACGGCAAGCATCTGCTGTGTGAGCACGATAAGCACATATGTATCGGAGATTTCCAGCGCCGGGTTATACACATAGGTACCATCCGGCTTTGCCATGCGTACGTTGACCTCAAACCCGCTTTGCACCGTATAAGGCAGTCCGTTAACCAGCAGATTAACTTTTACAATACGCATATTGTTGTCATACTGCTTGGCATAGACGCGGGTAGGCCCATCTGGCGCAGCAAAATCCATTTTGATTTCCTGCTGGATTTGGTAATTTTCCACTCTTATTCGCCTCCTTACGTAGATGCCGGCAGCGTATAGTTCGTGCCGTTTATGTTTACTGTCACCCAGCGCAGTTCGTGCAGAGTGTTCCCGATTTTCAAATATTCTGTGTCCACCATGTTTGTTTCAAGCGTACCTACACATCCACCATTGGAGGTAGCGCCTATTTTGATATAAGACGGCTGTATATCACACATTCTTGCATCTGAGCCCATCTTGCCGGAAGCGTCCACAGTTCCGTAGTACAGCTTTATTAGGCCGTTGCTGTTCGCACTTCCGGCCGGGCTCGCGGTTATACTGGCGCGCAGATTACTTCCCGCAGAAAGTTCAAATGACGCTGCATCAATCTCCATTGTGTTCCCGCTGCTTTGGCTTTTTACATGGTCGGCAATCAGGTTTACCACCTTTACAAGTGCCGCATTCAGCGTGCCCGCCGTCATAAAGTCGGCATACAGCCCTTGCTCCAGCGTGGCTGCCACAGTAAACGGGCCGTTATAGCCGTTGGCACTTGCACCCCAGCCCTCATAATTAAAGCGCCACACTTTTTTTGCGAGCGCGGGGTCGGGGTTGTCCGCAATATAGAGCGTGTCCGGCTCTCCGTCGTTGTTGGTGTCAAGCAGTCTCACAGCGCCGCCCTTGGCTCCAAGGATGGTTGAGGTAATGCCCTGCGCAATGCTTTCCACGTCGCTTGCCGTGGGACGTTTCTGTATTTCCTGCTGCTGCCCGGCAATAGTGTCGGCAATATTCGTGCGGGAATCTCCAATCTCAACGCTGTTATAGCGTTCAAGCAAAACATTCGTCTCTATTTTTACGATTTCCGCCTTCGCATCCACACCCAAAGCCTCAAACTGTATCGTTACAGTGTCGCACAGGTCGCACCTTTCGAGCAGGGCAAGGTCTTTGTATTCTTCTGTCTGTTCAAGCTGCACAAAGCTGGCCTTGATACTCACAGTAGGCACGCCGATTTTGTTTGCCTGCACATACTGTTCTGCGCGTTCCTGCAGCTGCTGCGGCGTGGGCTGCTCCTCGAAATCCTGCGAAAAGTCTACCGGCACGACGCGGGTAAAATCATACGTTCCGGGCGCAGGCACCACCTTTGGCTCACACGTCACAAGCGTATCATCCGAGCCTTTCCAGTAGGGGTATATTCCGGTTGCCACATTGGAGATATTGCGGTCTTGCTCAATGTCTGTAAGGTTTTTGCCGTATCGGATAACTACGCCGTTATCCTGCCCACGCTGGCCGTGCAGCTTGACGGTGTATTTATCCCACTCGTATTCACCGCCGTACACATCCAAAATACTGCCGGTTTGTCCACCAAGAACGGCGCGTGTCGCACTTGGGATATTCACAGAAAACTGTGCCACGGTGTCTTTGTCCGTCCAAAACATAAACGGGCTGTCCACCGCTGCATTGCTTTGCAGCCCGGCCATGGCATCAGGCGCATTCGCGGCGGTAAACGGGTTCAGAGGCACGCCGGAAAGGTCATAGGTAAGATGCTGGGCGTATACCGTCACAATGCCATTCATCGGTTTTGTAATGCGATAAACACGGAAAGGTTGTGGCAGGCGGTACGGGCTTGGAATGGCATAGATGATGCTCCTGTCTGTGATGTCCTCAAAATGTATGCCACTCATGGGATATTGCATTGTTAGTTCAAACATGCCGTTGCGCTCTTCGGTGACTAAACAAGATATTGCATCTGTAAGCGCGCCAAGCCCCTGCGTGTCAAACATTGTTTCGGTTGCTGGAAAAAGAATAGGTATCATAACATCCACCACCTCGGTGTTATATTCACAGCGGTAATGCCGCCGCTGTAAGAAATCAGGCTTTCCCCATGCTCCAGCACGGGGAAGCCCCCTGATATTGATATACTGTTGTTTTTGTTTGTGGTGCCGTCGTAGGCGTTCTGCACCTCGCTGTCCAGCATAAGATTTCCTGTCATTCCTGTGATGTTTACTGTGCTCTTGCCCACGACAAGCTGCCCATCCCCTGTGCCCGTGATTTGGATAAGAGGCAATGCAGGCTGCCATGCGTTATACAGGCTTTGCCCACTTTGTATCTTGATTGGGAACTCTCCAGACTTAAGAAATCTTTGCGGCTTGCAGTCAAATTCGATAGTTGCCCTCCCAAAAGTCAACATCCAATTTTCTACTTCCATCGGCCCTATGTAGGAGGCCATACGATAAGTTTCCGGGGAGTAAGTATCATCAAGACGTTGATATCCTCTCGGCAACAATAGCCAATTTGCAATTTGTGCTGCGCCTCTAGCAGACCCGATACATTTTGCGTTGAAATAAATCTCATATGGTTGGGTATAATTTGCAAATGCACCAGTATCAAAAATCAAATCACCGCTCCTTCCCGGAACGGTGATTTTTTCAATGGCACGCTGTCCTGTATGGATTACAGGACATTTTTCAATTCTAATTTTAAAATTTTTACTGCTTTTTCCGGCAAAAATGAATTGGTTCATGCGAATACACCTTCTCTTCGTGCCGACGCCGATTGTATCTTGTACATAACGATATCCGCAAGCTCATTAACATCCTGCCCCTGTGTACCATACACGTTAATAGAAATAGTCGGCACAGAACGTTGTATTGTACTTCTATTTTCTGATGTAACGGGAACAGTCATTGCCATACGTGTAGATGCAGCTTCAAGAGCTCTGGTGACAAGCCCGGTATTATCTCGGATCCCTTTAGCCATTCCTGACATAAAATCCGGCATCCACTTTTCATATTCCCGCAGCGGGCCAATATCCGGCTTTGAAAAATGAAGCCAGCTTGTGATAGTGTCTGCAATTCCACGGACAGAATCTACAATTGCTCCAATTTTTGACTTGATTCCATCAATAAGCCCCTGAATAAAATCCTTACCCCATTGAAGTGCTTTCCCTGGAAGTGAAGTTATGAAATCAATAGCAGCCTGAAAGCCGTTGACAATACCGTCTTTTATTTCTAACACTTTATCTACCACTGCATTTTTTAAATTCACAAAAAACTGTATGATAGCCTGTGTTTGTTCCTGTACTCTCCGAACAGCATCTTGAAAAAAATGTTTTACTGCATCAATAAGAGATTTAAAGAAATCTATAATAGCCTGCGTTTGCTCTTGAACTCTTTTTACTGCGTTGGAAAATACTTCTTTGATTTTTTCCCATATTGCTATAACGCCATCTCGGAACCCTTCGCAGTTATTCCACAAATATGCAATTGCACCAACGAGAAGGCCGATAAGTGTTAAAATAAATCCTATTGGATTTGCCCTCATTGCAGTATTTACCCCTATAATCCCAGATTTAAGTGCAGGCAGAACCCCACCAAGACCTTTAACTCCATTAATAAGCCCTTGAATCATAGCACCTACATTCCATGCGACAAAAGCATAGCCAATAGCAGCGATAGTAGCGGCAATTGTATCTCCATTCTTCATAAGAAAGTCTAAGAAACCTTCTATTTTTTCAGATATAGCTTCCACATCAATTTTCCCTATTGCTTCATTGATTGCGGGGAGAATGTCTTGTGTCAACTTATCAGATACGCCCTGAAATGCCCCTCCCAGCGTTTGATTGATATTATCGCGCAATGTAGAAAGTTGGCCATTGAATGTTTGACTTTGCTTATCCATGCTTTGAAAATATTTTCCACCCTCGCTAGTGCTTCTCTGCATGGATGCAGTAATCTCATCTATAGACAATACACCATCACTGATGCGCTCGTAGAGGCTTTCCATGCTTTCACCTGTGGTTTGGCTTATTTCCTGCAATGGGTTAAAACCGGCCTCTATCATTTGTTTAATATCTTCAAGTTGTACTTTGCCAGCACTCGACATTTGCCCATATGCAGTTGCAATTCGGTTCATCTTTTCTGCGCTGCCTTGAGAGATATCTCCAAGCATAGACATTCTTTCCATAGCTTCTTCTGCCGTAAAGCCATAGTTCATCAGGAGCTGCGTCGTCTCAGCCAAATCCTGCATTTCAAACGGTGTTTTGGCCGCAAAATCAGTTAGTTTTTCAACTACTTTTTGAGCTTCTTCTGCACTTCCAGTCATCACCTCAAAGGAGGTTTGATATCCTTCTATCGTCGCATTATAATCAAGCGCGCTTGAAATTACCTGCTTGAAACCATTTGCCAGTTCTCTTACGCCGCTTATAATCGCTTGGCTAAGTACATTTGCTTTTAAAACATCGCCAAATCCAATCGCCTTGTCTCCTGCATTATTCAGGGCAGATGCAGTATCATCCACGCCATTTTCCAGCTGCTTTAGCTGCTGTTTCATAGCATTAAGTTCGCTAGTTGCCTCGTTAACGGCCTGTTGCCATTTCAGAGTTCGGGTATCTGCCTCCCCGAATTTCTGTGATGCTTCATTTAGCCCTTTTTGCAGCTGTTGTACCCGTTGCTGTTGTACCTTTATTTGCTGATTTAATACCTTGGTTTGAGCAGTAAGTTTCTCTTGACTACTATCATTTTTGTCAAAAGCAGATGTTACAGCTTTCATTTCAGAGGCAAGGGTTTTGGCCTGTTGGATAATTTGATTTATTTGTTTTCTGTATTGAGCTTCGCCATCAATACCAATTTTAGGGCCAATGTTTACTGGCACAAAACCACCTCCTATCTCAATTTCAGGAACTCATCAATGCTTTTTACTTCGCGTTTTTGTTTTGCGCCGTGGTCAATCGCTTCATATGCCGCCAAATCTACAATTTCTCCAGGTGTACGGGATAGCGTCTCTTTCAGGCTCATCCCTGCTTTCAGCCCTACATGAGTAAGCCACGCTGCCGTTACTTCGACAGCGTGGCTTTTGCGTTTTTTTCAGATTTAAGTTTGACTTTTGTCTCCGAGCCTTTTTTTATAGCTTCAAAAATGATTTTTTGTTTGTCAAAAATATCACTCGGTTCCATTGCTGCGATAATGGTTTCATAGGATACAGCTTCGGGGCCTGAATATTCCTCTCCAGCCATGTTGCACATAACCTTTTGTCTCTGTACTCCGCCAGAAACCAAACACGCTAGAATATAAGCAACAGAATCAATAGCTTCTGCTGCACCTTTGTCCATCATCTCGCCAAGATTTTCTATCGTTCCTAGTTTCTCACAAATTTTGTTTTCAGCAAAAATTGTATACGCCACTGGGTATTCTTTCCCTAAAATTTCTACTGTCATATAAACTCCTTACTTGGATACACCAAAAAACCCCTTGATAATCTCTTCAGCGGCCGATTCTGTGTCCTGTGCGGCAAATACGCGTTTCCAATTACGGTTCGCACTATCATCCCGAAGAATAGAGAGGCTCAATTCCTGGGTCTGCCAGTCTATCTGGTCTTCCTGAGTAGCCCAATCATCTCCAGGAATATTGAATTTTGTCTTTGTTAGCAAAACAGGGCGATATTTTGTCACACCGTTAAGCATGGTTCGCTGGATTGCCATGAATCCCAAATAAGGTGGGTTCATATCATCTCCATAGTTATATACGTTCACGGGACTTTCATTTATTGTCTCGCTGGTCGGTTCAGGTATTCCAAGGACAAATTTGGCCACTTCATCTTCCAATCCATCTATAGTACATGTGCCGGTAGCGCTTGTCATTGTTCCGGTCTCAGTTTCAGCCGCTACATTGTCCGCATAAAAAATGTTATCGTCAGCGCTCTCTACTTCGATTGATAATTCTACGCCACGTCCTAATTTCATACCGCCTGTATAAGATACATTTTGTTCGGATTCTTGATAAGTAGCGACATATGGCTTGCTAAAGCCAGTAGTTACTGCCATATTTTTTCTCCTTTCTTATCCCTAGAAGTAAAATCAGATATTATTTACTTCTGTTTTCAATTGCGTGAATTTTTTCGTCAATAGCCTTTTCTGCTTTTTTAATGGCCTCATTTTTTGTAGAATTAACTGCTGGACGAATAAAAGGTGTTTTGGCACGATAGCTGCTTCCGCTTTCTGTGATGCGTGCTATAATCACATTAGGTTGTCCCTGTTTATATTTGTGTGTCTTTACACTGTTGTAGCCATCAAATCCTAGCTTTACATTGTAATAACCGTCTTCATTTTCCATAGGAGATATGCCAAATCCTTCAAGCAATCCTTGCTTTTCCAATTCAGACAAACGGCTATATCCTTTTTTATAAGTAGCAACATTTGCAGCATTTGAAACTGTAGGAAGTGACTGCAAATTTTCTCTTACTTTATCTGCTACAATGGAGGCCATTTCATATACTCCCACACCAATAATTTCAGGTGTGTTTTTACCTATTCTTTGTAAAAAATCAGCATATTCGTTCAGCCCTTGCATTGTCCATTTAGCCATTTTTCGGCACCTGCCAAACCCATTCATGATGGAAAAATCCAGTGTCCTCTTCATATTGCACACTGTTTTTATACCAAGCAATAGTGCCGTCTGCATCCAAAGCCTCTTCAAACTGGTCTGCCCATGGGTCAAACTCTATTTTTGTATATAGGTCTGTGGTTCCTTCCACAACTTTTTCAGCATGTCGATTCCCTGCCTCAAAGTCGTTTCGGCTGTCCTCCATCCATACAAAATATCGGTCAGACTTCATTTTTTCAGCATGTCTTACACTGTTTGTAATAGACGTATGGGCAGCGATTATACGTTCATACCAAGTCATACTTCTCCGCCTTTCGTTTCATCTGTCGGATTTTGTTCATATTTTTCCAGTGTCAAATCCATGCAAGGCGGAAAAACATCCATGATAGCCTGTACAATGTCTATACGGTACCGCTTCCCATCTTCTGTCTCAGCGATATCCTGATTGGTGACATCCATATATCGCGGGCAGCGAATAACACGTTCAACTTGCACTTGGTTCTGCTGTTCGTTATAGTACCGCTGAAGACCTAAACTTCTTTCTTCGTAACGCAGTTTTACCTTTTGGATTAGACGCACGTCAGGGAAAAATCCAGGTTCTGCAACGTCCTCAACATTGTAAATTGTAACTATTCCACTTGTAAAAGGCTGCGTTATGCCATTGTCTGATTTTGGCCTATATGGTTTTTTCCATGGCATTAAGCATTACCTCCTGCTGCATTCCTAAAATAAGGGCTTGGTAATTGTTTTCAAATACGTCTAAAGCACTGTCACGGGCATACCGCACATATTCCATTAGCAGCGTGCGCGGCATTCCATCCGCATCATAGTCAAGCGGAGTGCCTCCCTTTCCATCCAGATACATTGAGGCGGAGGCGATGAGGCCACGGATTTTTTCGTCCGTGGCCTCATCCTCCCATGTGATGTTTAAGTAATTTTTTACATCTACCAACAGAGCAGGCGGGATATTTTGGCGCGTCATACTCAAGCCTCCGATGCTGTAACAGTAATAGGCACAGTGCTTTCGTCATTAAAAGTCGCTGTTCCACCTGTCACCGCGCCTTCGGTTGTAGTCAGGGCAATGGCGGTTATATACTTACCGTCTGCACCTGCTGGTCCTACTTGTTCATTCTTTACTCCCTGCTCCAGTTTGTTCATTTTTTCGGCGGTGATTATATCGCCAGTATTCCACTGTGTCGGCGTATATGCCATGTCTTACACCTCGATTCTGGCCTTTCCAATTTCCCCCGTACCAATAAGGCCCTGTTCAGCCGGGGGAGTTATTCCCCCGACTTAGTTACAGTGATGGTGTAGGTCTGGTTGGTGCTACCGTCGGCGGCAGTGACTTTGACCTTGACCGTGTTCTCACCGTTCGCCCACTGGATAGCCGCACCATTGTTATAGTTGTCTACCTGGTCGGTATCATGGGTATTGGTAATTTCTATGACCGCGCCAGCATCGGCAGGTATTGCATTGATAGTGTTGCTGGCGTCACTGGTAGTAGCGGTATAGCTGGTGGTCTTCGCTGTAAAGGCCGGGGACAGCTTTACGCGCCCCAGGGACAGCGCCGCCAAATCATCAACAGTGGATGCAGCAGGAGCAGTCACGGTAGTTACGCGCAGCGTAGCGGGCAGCAGACCAGAGATATCCAAAACAAGAAAAGCGTTGTTGTCCATGGGAAATCCGTTGGCGTACAGTTTGATGAGGTACACACGGTCATCCTCCAAGAACTGGTAGTGGTCACTATACTCAATACGGCCCTCTTTCGCCATACCTGCACCCGCAAAGTACTTGTATCCGATGCCCAGAATAGCCTTGCCGCGCGGCAGCGCATTGGACTGAATCACGCTCATAGGATAAGGCAGCACATCATTACGATAGGTGCCATCCGGGGCCATAACAGTTGTTGCCGGCATAACACGCTGGAAATAGTCCTGCGGATTTACTACGAGAATCACATCGCGCAGGGTACGGGGCTTGCCTGCGGGGTCAACTGCAATCAGAGATAACAGATTTCCAATGGTTGCAGGCTGGAGGTCAGTCACTACAACGGGCGACTTATCAGGATACACACCGCCAGAGATTGTCACATCAGGGCCAACCTGTTTGTCCATGCCGATAGGCTCATCATTGCCACTGCCGGAAACAATGCCATACTCCAAGCCGTTTGCCAGTGCTTCATATAGTACCTGGCGTACAAAATCATCCAGCCACACCGGGCCAAGGTCAATCATAGCCTTACAGACAGGAATAAAAGCGGACAGTTTCAGCAGTGTCATATTCACAACACTAAAACCGGCCAGCAATTCTTTTACAATGTCGTCACACAGTTTTCCCCACACAGCACGCTGTTCACCGTTTTCGGCCATAATCATCTCAGTAATGCCGGTCGTGTCGCTGAACTGGATAGCAGACAGCAGCGGGTGGCGGGTCTGAAGCTCGTCAAAAACGGCGTTCAGGACGGTCTTGGGCAGGATCAGGTCGGTATCCATAAGCGCCTGCTTGGGGTCTTTGCTGCGCATGGCGTCGGCCAGTTTCTGGTAATACTGCTTTTCCTCGCTGGTGAGCTGGCGCACACCGCGTGCGGCCAAAACCTGCCGGTCTGCGGCGTCGCGGATGTCAGCGAGCTGCGTGTCGTGCTTCTGCACGATCTCATCCTCGATGCACTGCATCATGTCGTTCATAGCCTTCGCATAGGCTTCCTTGTTGTCGTCCTTGATAGCCTGCATCAAATTGAGGCGGGCTTCATCGCGGGTAATTTTCAGATCATTAGATCGCATTATTTTTTCTCCTTTCAAGTCATACTGCCGATGATTTCGGCAAGCGTTTTTTCTTTCGGTTCCTGTGCGGCAGGTTTTTTCTCTTCTTTCCCGCCGGTCAGTTCTCTAAGCTGTGCCGCCATGACCTTTTGCAGCTTGATACGCTGCTCCATGCTGGCATTGGCCTTTTGCAGCACGGCCGCCGCATTTGCCATGTCGGCGTCAGTATCGGCATATCTGTCCGCCAGGCCGTACCCGATACACTCGTCTGCGGTCAGCCAGGTCTCATCATCTTCCAGCTGTGCGATCATTTCCGGGGTCAGCTTGTCCCCGGCCTTTTCCAGATATGCCGCGCGGCCCGCTTCGTTGATCTTGTCGAGGTCGTCGGCAGCCTTGCGCAGTTCGGCCGAATTTCCGGCGATCCCCATCCACATGTTGTGCACCATCATCAGCGCATTGCGCGGCATGACGACCTCATCCCCAGCCATAGCAATGACCGACGCGATCGAGCAGGCAAAGCCATCCACATACACGGTTTTGTGCGCCGGGTGGCGCTTGAGCTGGTTGTAGATGGCCGTGCCCTCAAACACGCTGCCGCCATAGCTGTTGATGTAGATATTGATTTGTGATACGTTCGGACGCTGTGCCAGGGCTTCGCGGAATGCATTGGCGCTGGTTTCGCTGCGGATCACCTCATCGCGCCAATAGTCATATCCGTCCCCCTCCACATCTCCGTAAATGTACAGGTCAAGCGTACCGGGCGCAGATTCCTGCTTGATTTCCCACATATTCTTCATCCAGTTTCACCCCCTTCCATTCGGCGTGTCTGCTCCCCCATCGTCGAAATGTTCAGCGTCATATAGTGGGCGTCGGCCCATTCCTCTCGGATGGGTTCCTGGTTGGCTGCCCTCAACACATCGTTGAGGGAGAAGATACCGCTGCCCACCACCTTCTCGATGTTGGCGGCGTTCTCGAAAATGTCAAAGTGGATAATGCTGGAGCTGTCCACGCGCACATAGCTTCCGGCGCTCCATGCGTCATATCCGTACCGCTTGCGGTTGATCTCCTCCTGGATCTGGTCGCAAAGCGGGTCGATGGCATAGGTTAAAAAGCGCCGGTTGGCGTCGGCGGTGCCCTCCACCGCCCCGTTTACCAGCACAACCGGGATACCAAACGCCTGGGCGGTCATGTTGAACACGTCCTCTATAAGCTTGCGGGTCTCGTCAGACGACGCCCCGCCGCCAAAATCCTGCACCTCGTACTGGTAGCCATCAAACTCCGGCAACACGCCGTTCGCGCCTTTCAGGTACGGCACGACTTCTTTTCGGAGTTTTTCGGCAAAGGCCTCTGCAAATCCCTGTTTTTGGGATTCGATGGTCGAAACGTGGACTTTTAGGTGTGCGCCGTTTCGGGTGGTGTAGTAGGTCTCGGCAGCATCCAGCATGTTGGCGTAACTCTGGTAAAGCGCATTCAGCAGGGGCCGTATGTTGGCGGCATTCAGCCGCAGGTGGAGGACATCGTTCTCACGGAACGTCTTGCTGTAGGTCAGTTCCCCGACCTGTACCCCCACATATTCGTTTTGCTTTTGCGGCCAGCCGCCCTCCATCTGCCAGCTGTCGGCGCACACAAGCCCCTCGATCCCGCTGCGGTTTCGGGTCGGGATGATCAGCGCCTCGTTGGTGGTGTAGAGCTGGTAGATGACTTTGTGCCAAAAATCCGTCCCGTTATGGTTGGTATTTGGTTCGATGTTGAGCATGTAGTACTCACGGTCCCGCACTTCCTCGCCCCGCCGGTAGGTGCGGAACTCGCACCGGCCAATGGCGTTGGCGATCATGTTCACGCAAGCCTGAAAACACAGGTCCCGCACCGCATATTCCCGCGCCGCCGCGAAGAGGTCGGCGCATTCCACGTTCACGGTGGTGCACTTTGCCGTCTTGTTGATGAGCCACTCGAAAAATTTGATTGCCATACTTCACCCCCTTCGCCCTTAAAATACAAACGCCCCCATCGGGGGCAGTTCCACCGGCTGGCCGTTACCCAGGCACGGCTCTACGACCATCGACGCCACCAGCGCCATGAACGGATCAGTTTTCCGGCTCTTGGCTTCAATTTTTGCATACACAAAATTGCCGGTATCCACACCGGCGCTGCGGCTGCTTCGCACCCGCTTGGTATTGTTCACGGCCCACCGCAGGCAAGGGTTGTTCCCCCAGTGGAAAAGCCCCCGGTCGAAGCAATTCTGTATGATCGGGTCCACCTGCATGATGTCGGAGGGCCGCACCAGCTTGACGCGGCCCTTGTCGGCAGCGTCAAACCCGATTAACTGCATAGCTTCGCAAACCATCGTCCAGCGGAAGTGGTCCAGCGCCATCATGCGGATGCTGTACCGCGTCGCCGCCTGTGCGATGTACTGGGCCAGCAGCACCGGCGAAATGCTCACATCCTGCACCACCGTCACGATGCCGTCCCGCGCCCATTCCTGCCACGGCGCTTTCACACGGGTCAGGGTTTTGGACTGCGCACAGATCCATGCATGGTTGATGTCGTACCGCTCATCGCCGCGCCGGAAATGCAGGTTGACCGACGCCCAGTCGGATAGTTCAGCGTAGTCAAGCCCCACGGTGCAGGACCATCCCGTAAGGTCGGGCAGCGCCTTCTTGGTCGCCAAAACTTTCTCATAGTCGGTCACGGAAATTTCCTTGAATCCCGCCCGGATGCCCATGCGCTTGGTCAGGAAATCGGCGTTCTGTTCGGGGTGGTCGCACCAGTCGCGGTATTCATCTTCGATTTCTTGCAGCAAGTGCGGCATATAAGCTAGGGAGGGATTCGCCATGTACCAGTTTTCAGAATCGTGTACTTGCTCTTTAGATTCAAGGCAACAGATAAACGGTAAAAATCCATTGTCAGGCTCCCCCTCAAACAGAATACGGCGGCCCCGGGCCAGGTAGTCATCCAGCGGCCCGTCGTTCACCTCACCGTTCGAGGTAAAAATCCCGACGCGCGGCTGTGCCACCTTGCCCTGGCCGGTGATAAACACCTTGATGTTGTCGTAGTTCTGGTAGGCGTGGACCTCATTAAAAATTGTTTTTCCAGATCGCATACCGTCCCGGCCTTTCGGGTTGTTGGTGCGCCCCTTTATACATCCTTTGTTCCGACGCCCCTGCACGACCTCTTTTGTGTGGTAATAGAATTTATTCAGTTTTCCCTCTGTGCTCGGTGTTTCCAGTGTCTCGATGATGTCCAGTACCGGGCGCATGGCCTGCTCTTCATTGTTGGCACATATATCCACGTCATAGTGGCCCACCGGGTTATAGGGCGAAACAGAAGCGAAAGCGTCAAAACCGATGATACCGTCTTTTCCTGCGCCGCGCCCCAGCATGCAAAATAGTGTTTTCCATCTCGGGGTTCCGTCGGCCTTGTAGGTGCAGTCCCACAGGGAGACTACAAATTCCTGCCAAGGGAAAAGCTTATGGAAAGGAAAATATTTTGCAAGGCTCAGGTAATGCCGAAGCTGTTCTTCATCCACATAAATGTCTTCCGTCTCAAATGTCTTTTTGATGAGTTCCGCCAGTCCATGCTGCTCTTTACAGCAGCGGTGTGGGCCTGATTTCACCAGCCTGATGTATTTCTGCACCTCATCGGGGATTTTACAACTCATCGTCATCACCGTCTGACGGCTTGGCGCTGGCGGCTTGTTCCCGGAACCCCAAGGCAGCCCAAATGCTTAGCATCTGCGAGGACACTCGCACCAGTTTTTCCACGCTCTTGTTGTCGGTGGTGCCTTTCTGGTTGGCGCCGTTCTGGTATTCCACATAGACGCCCCGCGCAGCAATATCTTCCTCCAGCATCCGGCGCAGACACCAAAGCCCCATGTATTCTTCGACCTTATCCATGTATGGCTTGCTGATTAACCCTCTCGCGGTCAAATCATCCAGCAAATCCTTTTGCAATTCGCGGAACTCTTTTGTTTTGGCAAAAACTGCACACAGCCCTGCCATTTTCTTTGCCACAGCTTCACTCACCTCCTGTTTTTTGCACCACACCTACACGGCCATAGCAAAATATCCAGAATTTCTTGGACCCACACGATAAAGCGGACCGCCAGCGGCCCCCGTTTTTTTGAGGGGGGGCTAATCCCACCGTTCAATGGTTATCGGCTCTTTTAATGACGTGCATTGTCGTTGTGATTCAGGATGTACTTCTTCATGACATTTTTTGCATACGCTTAATAGCTGCCTTTCTCCTGTCTCTGGGTCATAAATGCTCAACGCAAGGTCTGGTCTATCTTTAAGATGCTTTACATGATGAACAATCACAGCCTTGCTATACCTGCCTTTGGCTTTGCATAACTGGCATTCGTAACAGTCTAATTTTAGTACGGCTTTTCTAACATGCTCCCATGATGCGCTGTTGTACCATATATTTTCCTTTCCTTGCTCTATAAGGTCTTTGATTCTGTTAAGCTCTCTTGGTTTGCTATACAATTTATCCACCCTATTTATACAAAACAAAAAGGCCCCGCTTTGGAGCCTTTTAGGTCTTCATGCTTGCTTATCTCGGTAGTTTAATCATAGCAGACTTTGAGTATAACATTCTATCACATGTTTATTTGTGACAATGCTTCACCGTGCATTCTCCAAATTTGCATGCAGCTATATCCCATATCTACGGCTATTCTTTCCCAGGTCATACCATCTATATAGCGGCGTTCCAAGAGATAGCGCATCTTTTCCGATGGAACGCTATGTATGGCAGATGCAATTGCAAGCCTCAGTTCCACACGTTTACATATCTGTTTTTCAAGTTCTGCATCTATCTCCACAAGATGTTCTGCCGCTGTTGCTATTCTACCAGATGTTTCTCCTAAAGATTTGGGCTCGAAAGAATACGTTGGTGTTACCTTTTCGGCTATACTGCGCCATTCTTCTTTTTCAAGCGTAAGGCGCTCGGTTTCCGCTACAATCTCTCGGTATTGAGACAACCAGCGCTTTTTGTCTTGGTTATCCTTTTTTGTCAAGCCTTATCCCTCCCGCAGTCTCTTTTCCAGCCTATCCAGCTTTTGTGCCTTATATCCTTCAACCAGCTCCGCGCAGTCATGCAGCATCGCCATTTGCTCCAGCATAATCTGCACATCAGCTATTTCTTCTGCTATTTGCGCGCAGTTTCCCCAGCCTCTCGCATGCTTGCAAAGTTCCTTTTGCAGTTCGGCCATTTCCTCCATTACCATCAGGGTTTGTGCTTCTGCACCATATGTGGAAAGAGCCTGGCGGTATATCTCTGTTTTGTTCATTGTAAATACCTCCAAATTGGCTTAATTGGAATTATAAACTGCTTGTCCCCATCGTTCACGGAAAGCGTTTTGCCTTTCTTATCGGACATAATAATTACATCCAATTTTTTAGGGGCCATAGTATCTTTTGTTGATACTATGCCATTCACAAACATGCGTGTCATTCTGCACCTCCGATGATCTCGTCAATGGTGTAGGAGTGGCCGGGCTGGATGGATGGGAAATATTCTGTACTCAGTACCAGAGACGCGCCGGACACAGAAACACTCCCAGATGGTACCTTTACAACCGCTATTGCACATGGAAAAAGTACCTTGATAGCCTTCGCAAACTCCACCTCCTGCTGTGTCCAGCGGGGCTTTTGCGTATATTTGATACCCAGCGCATCTAAAACACAGCGTACTGTCACGCGGTCATACTCTTTGACATTCTCCGGAAGTTCGTGGTATGGGTGCATATCGGGATGACCGGTCATACCCTGCCGTTTCTTTTCGTCCATCTCGCATATTTCTTCAAAGTCGTCCTCAGACACCTCTCAAATTCTCGGCTTGTCCATGTTGGCCTCCTTAAACTGGTCGGAATTTCCGACAGGTTCCTCCACTACCTCGAACCCCATTAGATGATCTGCCTCCTCAAAGTAAATTTTTCCGCAGTTGTCATAGCGCATTTGCTTGTCCTGCACACCACGTAAGATGATGTATGCCCGCCGAAGCTGGTCAATACCGAAGTAGCCGAAATGGCAATCCCCCACTGGTATGTCCATTTTATGGGCCAGCCAGCAGTAGAGGTCACGCCGTTTCTTTCCTGCCTTTGGTTTCCCTTTCCAAAATCTGTCAAAGATGGCGTGACACATCTTTTTCCCGGTTCGCATCGGTTCGTCTGCCAGCAGCCCAAGGGCTTCCCGTGGACGGGGCTTATGCGTCCCCACATAGGCCCCGCACCGCTCACATAGGTAGCAGTAGCCGCTCCCGTACTCCCGGCCATAGACACGGGCATTAGAGCCATAAGTGACAGGCCCACCGCAGATATTACACCGGGTCGGATGAGTGTTTATCATGGTCGACCTCCTTTCGCTGGCCTCGGCTGCAAAAATCGTCCGGTTGACTGTATACCCAGGCATTGGGCGGAAAAGAGTACCATTTACAGCGCATACCAAGTGCAACCCCCGTCCAGTGTTTGCACTCCCGGCACCTGACCACAGGCACGGCGTCGATGATAGGTGCAGTATTGATAATTACTTCGGCTAACACTTTCACCGTTTTACTTGCGGTACTCCTTTTTACTCGCTGATAAAGTGCATCTAAATCACCCAGCCTCATTGCTCGTCCTCCTTGTCCATGCGTGCGCCGCAGTTGGGGCAGTAAATTGGGCGTCTAATTAAACATCTATGTGTACATCTGCACACAGAGCAGTATGGTGTAAGCCCGTCCAAACTATCATCCCAATATCCGTGCCGCACCTCCGCAACATCGGCGGCGGGGATACGATTTAGGCTCACATCTTCCGTGCAGTATCCACAATATTCTCCGTCAGAAATCAGTTGAGCGTCTTCAAGCATTTTCTCAACAGCCGCCCTCTCGATGTACTCTTTCATTCCTGCTCCCTCCGTAGTGCGGCCTCGGCCTCTTTGCGGGTGATTACCTTTGTAGCATCCAAATATTGCCCACATTCCGGGCACTGTAAAACCATGCGCTCCCCATAGGGGATGCCCATTAAGTCCTTGTCACAATAAGGACATAGGCAGGTATTTTGGTCATCGTCTCCCCAAACCAGAGGCTTGCGAGGCATATCCAGCACCACGCACCGCCCCTCCTTGTCCGCCTGGGCCAGTTCGCGGAGGCGGTCAAGATTGCCCGAAATATCCAAAACAATATCACGAATTTTTGAAACTGTCTCCGGCTCCAGTCCCGTGTCCTCGTAGGCGGCAAGGCGGTCAACGATTTTGGGTATTTTGCAGGACGTCGGCTCGAAACAATCTCTTTTACACACGTTATCGAGCCCACAATAATCCCAAGGGTCATTACATGCCTTTCTGAGATTTGTGCTTGTCAACCGTTCCATTATCAGCCCTCCTTCTGGCTCTTCCATTCCGAAATATGCTCTCTGGCCCAGTCATTGTCGCTTCCCCGGTCAAGATCGTCCTCAATTTGATAGATACAATCCACCGCCGCATCCCTTTCCCGCTTCACCTGCTCCAGCTCGGCCAGAACTTTTATGTATGCCCGTTCTGCATTTTCATAGAGGTGTTGGCTATCGTCTGCGCTTCTCCTTTGCCGCTCTACTTCCGCCTGCAGCTTCTCGTTTTCGGCCTGGAGCGAACGGATAAGCGCAACCGCCTCTTTTGCTTTTTCTTCTCCACATACAGGTGGAAAATTGCAAAGAATCCCAAAGCATACTGCATTTATGTCCAGCTTATCTTTAATGTCCATCAGATGTCCTCCTCTCCCTCCGGCGGGCGGTCTTTCATTTTATCGGCTGCTTCTGCCAATAAGTCAGCGGCTTCCAGATATGAGATTTCTTTAGGCCCTCCGTTTTCTCCCCAGATATCCCAGCAATAAATAGCCCCGTGTAGCCGTTTATTATTAACTATCGCTCTGGCCCCTGCTCTCAAAGCAAGAAATAGCTTTTCATTCTCCATCGGCTTCTCCCTCCGGCGGGTGGCGGTAGACCTTTCCGGTTAATTTGTAAATATCAATGCTCCCGCCTCTATCAAGCCATACACAGTCATCATCAGTGTCAACAAGCGCCCAAACACCATCGGCAACATCAAGCCATACCGGCTCCCCGTCCATCTCCCGCAGTTGCCCGATGGAAAGCGGCTCGTTCGGCGGGGTGAGGGTGGGCGCATGCTCCACCAGATATTCTGCCAACCATTCGGCAAAACTTCCTGTTTCCGGGTCTGTACGCTTGGCCTTGATGATGAGGTCAAGCATCGTTTCTTTATCAATCGCCCTTGCCATCTTTCAGTGCCTCCAATCTTTTTCTTGTTTCTTTCCACGCAGATGGAACAAGGGGACTCCCACACAAAGGACAATATCCAGGGGTATAACTACCTGCACTATCACCCCATATCCCCGTAGCAGTAATTAAAGGATAATCATTCAATTCTCTTTTACAGAAATCACAACCCGGCCAAAGACGTTTAATCGTTGTGTAGTGCATAAATATCCTCCAATCTCTTCATCACTATCTCCACGGCATCGTCCGTATAAAGGCACCCACAATTTTGGCAGAAGTTCCCCCTGCCAATATTCTCAAAGCCGCATTCTGGGCAGCCCGTCCATTTGAATATTGTTTTTATTGCTTCATCCCTCTCCTGCTTCACCTGCTTCAGCTCGTCCCGCAGTTGTTTGATTTCATTGTCCTTATGCTGTAATATTTCATTTCTTTTTTGCAAAAGTGCCTGTAACGATTTAATTTGTTCGCAAGCGTTAATATACATCTGTCTTTCGCCTTTAATTTCCTGACACCGCTCACATTCCGGTGCTTTATTAAGCCCAGTCCGCAGCTTCTCGTTTTCGGCCTGGAGCGTGGAGAGGGCGGTCGCTCCCATAAGTGCCCAATATCCAAGGGCACAATCATGGCAGTTGTCTGGCCCCTTGCTGTTTTTTAGCCCATCAATCAGCTTCTCAATGTCCATAAATTCCTCCTTGTGGTATAATCTGCGTGAGGTGATATTTGTGTCTCGTAATCAATATGACTTTCAGCAATTTGATGATATGATTGAAGAAGTAATAGAGAATGCCACAGTCCAATATGATGGTCCGTCTGTATTAGATAATTCAGAGCGCAGCGCATCTGCGTTAGAGGCTATTCAGGCCGCTATAGAACAAGATAGAAACGAGCGCATCCAGGCTGAGAAATCTGCAAAGCGCTGGCAGATTGCAGGTCTTATTGTTGGTGTTCTCACCTTGATAGCCACAGTAGTATTTGGATTGCTAACAGTACTAGGTTGATAACAGTAACCGCTATACCGGCATTTCTAATCCGTTTCCATTTTTCAATGTCCATCAGGTTTCCTCCTCTTCCTCCGGCGGGCGGCGGTAGGCGAGCCAGAACTTGCCGTAGATGTCCCATCCAAGGTAAAAATAAGGATGACTCTCCACGTGAAGTCCAGCTTCCGTAGATTTTTCAATGATATACCAGCGATCCTCGACAATACGGTTGTGATAAGACACCCACACCGGTTCCCCATCCATTCTCCGCAGTTCCTCCAGCGTCAGCGGCTCGTTCGGCGGGGTGAGGGTTGGAATGCTGTCTATATCATCCTTGAAATCTGCATAAGCCGCTGCCCATGATACAGGAGCGGTTCTGCTATTCCATGTATCCCGGATTCTCCTGTTGCACAGTTCTTGCAATTCGTCCGCATCAATCGCCCTTGCCATCTTTCAGCGCCTCCACTTCCGGTTGGTTTTCGCAATTTGTCTGATAACAAAAATAAAGATTGTCACTACGCCTAAAAATACAAGGGCTCCAAATACCACATAGGCTATTGCCAGCCCTTGGACTATCTCATTCCCGGTTATGTACTCAATCACCTTTATGATTTCTTCAGCCACCGTTCAGTCCCCCTTAGCCATGCGTTGCTGTACCCTTATGAGGGTTCCGTGCATTGGCGATAAACACATCCATATTAAGTGGCAGACGATTGTGTTTAATTTCGCCGTTATCATCGACGTAAAAGTTTTTCATACTCCACTGTTGCAATTCCCTGCCAAACGGATAGTCTACAACTACATCTTGACCTATCAAAAAAACAAACTCGTCCTTATTCACACTTCAGCACATCCATTCTTTTTCTTGTTTCTTCCCACGCCTCTGGGGTGAGGGGGCGTCCGCATAAAGGGCAATAGCCCGGCATGTAGCTGTTTATGCTATCCCCGTATTCTCCTAATGCAGAAATCAAAGGATAATCATTCAATTCTTTTTTGCAGAAATCGCACCCAGGGTATAGCTCTTTCATCCGCTCCTGTGGGAGTGGGGTGAGGGCAGAAATTGCGATTTCACACGCCTCGGCATCCATTTTCCATTCGCTGAACCCTCGATTAATATTCAGTGCCAGTCGTTCACAACGGGCCTTTAAGACTTTGATACGTTCAATCACTTCTTCCCGCGTCATGGCTGGGCCTCCAATCTTTGTAATTTTTCCGCACTCAGAATCGGCGCGCGGGTGTTCCAGGCGAGGCGGGCATCTTTTATGCGGTCATATACTCTCGTTTCAAGTCCGCATTTTGAGCATTTAACAACAGCCGGATTTTTTCTCTGTGCTTCAAATCTCCATGTGTTTAACCGTGCATCTCTTTTGCACATGGGACACGGCAGCAACACTCCCGCCTCCGTCAGCCGCTTGGCTGCCTCTTTGTCGCCCAGAAGGGCGCGTTTGATGTCATCCATGTTTACCTGCCTCCAATCCCTTGATACACCGCGGTTGCGTGCATACGCCAGACAATTTATTGCCCCATATGCAGCCGGGGCATTTCTGCCGCTTGGGCCGCCCTTTCGGCGCCCGCGCAGTGATGATTTTATGTATCAGCTTCTTTGTTTCCATCTTCATCCTCTCTCAAACTCCGGGCACGCTGTGATGTGGTACGATTCGATTTCCCGCACTTTGCCGCCCTCTGCCCTCACATTGATTTTGACAGGTGTTGCCGTCCAGCCGTCTACTGGCTTCCACAGTAGTGTTTTTCCGTCTGCCGCTACTGCCGTCCAGCTGCACCCGCCGCAGGCTTTGGCGCATTCCATGCAGATGTTGGTCTGCGTTATTACATTCGCGCCACCTTTCCGGGGCATTTTCGCATGCACCTTCTGCCGTGGAATTTTGGCTGCGGCTTCCAGCACAGCTTCCATGCTCACAGCGTACTTTTGCGCCACCTTGCCAAGCGCATTTCCCGCCAGATATTCACGCGCTGCTATCTCCTGTACACTCATTCCTGTACCATCCTCACAACCGTAATTTCTGTGCGCGGGTTATCCCTGTCCACATGCCCGTGCACCGCAGTACATAAGTGCGCAAAATCATCATCCTGTATCACCTTCGCGCGTGTCAGCCCGTCATGCAGGAACTTTCCCGCGTAGTTATCTGCATCATGCCTGCGCCTGTCGGGAAAATAGTAGTCTATGCGCACCATGGCCCTTTCCAGCGTCTCGTATGGCCTCTGCGCCATGCAGGCTATGTACACAGCATCGCTCCACTGCTTTTTTGCATCCCGGTATTTCCATGTGTTTTTTCTTCCCGCAAACCGGTTCAGGCTCGGCGGAACGCCCTTCAGTACAATTTTCATGTTTTCTCTCCTTTCGCAAGCGGTAAATACCGGTGATACTGCGGCTGCCAGTGGTATTCTACACACCCCACACCGCCATGCCTGTTCTTTGCTAAAATCACCTGCACAGGCCAGTAATCATCGCCGCTCAAAAAATCCTCGCTCTTTTCCGGCCTCATGAACAAAACCGCGTCTGCATCCGCTTCAATGTCTCCGCTTCCCCGTAGGTCGGATAGTGTCGGAGCCTTTTGCTTGTCTACCGCCCTATTAAGCTGTACCAACGCCACAATCACTACATTGTGCCGCTTTGCCGAGGCTTTCAGCGCGTGCATCGTCTCGCCCGTTACCTGCCACAGAGGCTTCTTGCCGCTCGTGTCGCCCTTCATTAGCCCTAAATAGTCGATAAACATCACGTCCGGCTTCGAGGCCGCCAGCTTCGCTTCCACGTCCTCCGCCGAAATGCTTCCCGTGTCGTCCATCACAAGGTGCAGGCCCTTCATGGCGTCTACCACCATGCCAATGCGTTTTTGTTCGCTCTCATTTATCTGGTGGTCGCGAAATCTCGTGCTGTTGATAATACACGCTCTGGACAAAATGCGGTGCGTCAACTGCTCTGTGCTCATTTCCAGGCTTCGGTAGTCCACGCGGTAATCCTTCGCCAGTGTCACCGCCAACTGTAAGGCCACGTCTGTTTTCCCATCGCCCGGCCTCGCTGCTATCACATACACACCGCCGCGCTGCAATCCGCCCAGCACGTCGCACAGCATGCCAAATGCCCCGCGCTCTATTTTCAGGCTTGTGTCCGGCGCGAACAGGTTTTTGTATGTTTCCCCCACAGCCTCCAGAAACGTGCGTTCCGTTCCGCGCCTCACCTTGCTGGTGATGTCATACTGCCGCTTCAAAAGCTCCGCCAGCCTTGTCGTCATTTCGTCCGCCGTCTGGCCGCCCGTGGCTATCTCCAGCGCCGCAGCCCGTATCTCCCGCTCACGCCATGCATCCAGCACTGCCCCCGCATATACTGCAAAGTTTCCTTCGCTCACTGTCGGCACCATCTGTGCGCACTCCACAATCAGCGGCCCATATTCAGTGCCCAGCTTGTCCGTTACGGTCACGGCATCCACGGGCAAATTTGCTTTCGCCAGCTTCAGTACGCAGGAAAAAACTCGTGCCAGCCTTTCATCTTCAAACATCCGGGGTGACAGCATCCCGCGGGCAATTTTCAAAAACGCAGGCTCCATCAGGATGCTGCCTATCACGCTCATCTCCGTGCTCTGCATCAGAATATCTCCCTTGCCGTCATATCAGGCGTTATCTCTCGCCCTGCGTCCGGCTTCATTCTGTGCGGCGCAGGCGTCCTTTTCACAGGCTGTCCATCCTTTCGCCACCAGTTCAGCAGGGTGGCATAGTGGCTTTTGTAACGGTGCCCGGTTTGTGCAAGATAGGCAGACAGGCGCTCTATGTATTCCGCTGCGCCAATGTCGCCCAAGCTGTCCACCAGCTTCCCATGCTCTTGCCCGTCGAGCAGCACGTTCTCAAATTCGCCGTATTTCGCCTTTGCCGCGCTTTCTTTCTTTACTCCCCCTTTAGGGGGAGTTTCTTTCTTTAAGTTTTTAGCTTGTTCTAATTGTTCTTCTGTGTGTCGGTCGGGTGTCACCCGCCTGTCACTCCGAGTGTCATTTACTTGATAAGCATCATAGTTTTTTATTGTGTACAAGCCAAAATCAGGGTGTCGCTCGTGTGTCACTTCGCCTGTCGATTTTAAGTGTTTTATTGCAGTACGCACATTTCGCTCACTCAATCCCAGTTCACCGGCAATTTCCGCAAGGCTTGTCGCACACTGCCCTCGGCCCACTGTTACGCCACGCCATTTCCTTGGTTCAAAATTGGCCTTCAAAAGCAAATGGATAAACACCCGCATGGTGTTTCCGTCCCCGTACCATTCCCATCCTAAAAGCCTGCGGTGCAGAAGGATAAAACCTTCCATCTGTCACACCCCGCTTTCAGAAAGGCAAATCTTCTTCGCTGTCAATCACCGTAAAATCCTCCTGCCCATCCTTAATGTCTACATTTCCCGCTGCCGGTGTAAACGACGTTTTTCCAGCACCGACAGAAGCCTTGCTTTCGGCAAAATGCACATTGTCTGCCACCACTTCATAGGCTGTGCGCCTGTTGCCGTTTTTGTCCTCATAGCTGCGTGTCTGCAAGCTGCCGTTCACGGCAATCAGGCTGCCCTTGCCAAAGTATTTGCACACAAATTCTGCCGTTTTGCGCCATGTCACGATGTCGATAAAATCCGCCTTGCGTTCTTCTCCGGCGCGTGCAAAGCTGCGTTCTACTGCAATGCGGAATGTACAGGTTGCAATCCCATTCGGCGTGTGGCGGAGTTCCGGCTCCGCGGTCAATCGGCCCATGAGGGCGCAAATATTCAAACTCATATTTTACTTTTCCTTTCCATCATATGTAATCTGGCATGTGCAGAAAATGTCATAAGCGCCAGATTTTCAATTCTATTGTCTTTTCTGTCATGGTTGATATGATGTACAACATAGCCCCGTGGAATGATGCAGCCCAATGCCCGCTCCATTGCTAGTCGATGCTTCATAACATATCCATCTTCACTTGCATTTGGATGGTCTGGTACATAGACCTTTATGTACCCATCATCCCGAATTTTTTCATGGCCCCCAAACTCATAATCTAAACGTTTTCTTTTTCCTTTTTGAGCTTCTGATATTCTTTGCTTTTGAGCTTCAGAAAGCTTCCTTCCTTTTGAAATAATTCCAGCTTTTCTACCGGCTTCTCTCTGTGCTTCCGTTGTTTCATAGTCGCTATTCTTTTTACTGGGTATTTGACATCTTCGAATATGATGAAGAACTGTTGCCGAAGAGCAATGAAGTTCTTTTGCAATTTTTGCCATGCTTTTATTTTCATCAATGTAAGATTTGCGAATATATTCATCAAATCCTTCATAGTTCTTAAACATTCTTTTTCTCGCCATTTTGTTATTGCCCCGCTACAAAACTATTTCATTTAGAGATAATTTTTTCCAAACTCCCGGCGAAAATCATCCTTGCTCCAGCCGTAATATTCCATAGCTGCACGCTGTCCGCGTGCCTTTAATGCCCCGTTTGCCTCTGCGTTTTGGTGTACGCTGTTCGGCCCATGTTGGTGGCACCGGTCATGACACAGGCTTACCCAAAGCCCAAGACGCTTTGATTTTTTACGGCATGCCCCGCCGAATATTTCGTGCCGGTTCAGCGGGTCTTTGCTCCCGTTGGCATAGCAGACAGCGCAGTATTCGTCCGCGTCCTCCTGCACAATGCTGGGCGCATATCCGTTGCGGTCAAGCTCTGCGCCATATTCATTTACCGCCATTCCTGCATCATCCTCTCTATCTCCTGAGGCGGCGCTGTTTCAATGTCAAGCTGCCTGCACTCCTGTACAATAAGGTCTATCAGCCGCGCCATCTGCTTTGTGTCGTATACGCTGGAGCCATAAAAGCACCGGATGTTGTGATACCCCGGAATGTTTGCGCACGGCCCCATATCCTCGCATATCCACCCTGTGCGCCCGGCGCTCCATATCTCTTTCCATGCTTCTATTGCATCCTCACGCACGGGGATAATCTTGCTGTTCCCGCCCACAAGCGGTATCGTCTCGCGGTAAATTTCTTCCGGCGATTTTGCAGGCCCGTTCTTGGAAAGCTCCACCGCCAGCTTGTCCAGCAGCACCCAGCAATAGGCGTTCGCGTCAAGGCTCCGGCGCTTTGTCTTTTGCTTGATGGCAAGTACATACTGCTTTCCCTTATCCAGTCCATTCACCGCCGCCAGAATCCGCGGCAAAAGACTCATAAAGCCGTCCACCTTAAAGCACCATTCCTGCATATCAGTTCGCCCCAAATGTCAGTGCGCCGCCATCAGATTCCTCTTTCATGGCAGCTTTTTGGCAGGCTGGGCACATCACCTTGTTAAATCTCCGCATCGAATACTCCGCAATCTGCTCCGGCTTCCATCCGTTTTTACCAGCCGCTATCTGTGCACCGCACACCGTGCAAATCACAGGCTTTTCCGGTTCCTTTTCGGCCTCCGGCAAATCCTCGCCTGCATAGATATATAACCCCAGCCCGTGCCGTGCGCATGCTTTTGTCAGGCTCCGCTGAATTGCCTTGTTCACATCCGTGCTTGTCACACCGTCCAGCGGAATGCTTCTGTTTCGGTTATCCATCACAGGCAAATCTTCTATATGTTCAATGCCGTTCACTGTGACGCCGGTTTTCACCCAACAGGTGCGCCCATCTGTGTGGTAATTCCACCCGTCTGCATTTTCATAAATGGTGTAAAAGGCGTCGGGAAATCTTTTCTTTATTTCTGCCCAAGCCCACGCCCAAGAAAGATATGTAAGCCCGTTTTTCTTCTCGGCCTTATCTCCAACATTAACATCGTTTAATACCTGAAAATAGTTCTTTCCTTCCATTAAGCCATCCTCCTGTCTGTGCAATACTCGCACCCGATAATGTGGTCTGTGCCGTGCCCATAGTACACTTCATCGCCCTGATATATTGCATGTCCGCATTCCGGACATCGCGTCACCGCTTCCGGCTCCGGCGCATAATCCCAATGGCTGCGCATGTTTTGGGCTACGGCTTCATGCAGTGTCATTTGACATTCTCCTCGTTTGATGTTATCCTTTAGATGGTCGCTCCCTTCACAGGGAGCGTGGATTGAAATCGCGCTGCCCTTGCGTTCCGTGCCAGCGGATGCAGGGCTTTTTATTTTGTCACGATTTTGTATACCGTCGTGTTTATGCCGGTCAGCGTATCTTCCCGTTTTCCGGCCTGTATCACCTTGCCTTCCC